GTTTGACCACCAAAAGATAAACCAGCTGTTTGAATACCAGTTCCACCATCTTTAGTTCTTGCAGTTGCTAAATTAGCAACACTTGACCAACTTGTTCCATTGTATTGTTCTGTTGCATTTCCAAGAACAAGAGGAGGATTAGAAACTGTTCCACCAAACATAAGACCTGCAGTTTGCGTTCCTACGTTACTAACAAAAACATTTCTACCAATTCCTAGATTAGGACCTGCAGTCCAAGATGATCCATCATATTCTTCATAGTTTGCAACTCTGTTATTTGGAGGTGTTTGACCACACATAGCCATCCCTGCTGTTTGAGTTCCTCCTCCGCCTATTGTAGTTCTTCCAGTATTTAAAGCACCACCAGCTGTCCAATTAGTTCCATCATATTCAGCAGTATCAGTTCTAGCTCCCGGTTGACCTCCAAAAGTTAAACCTGCAGTTTGTGTTCCACAGCCTCCACCTTTTACCTGATCATTACCATTATTTACTTCTGACCAAGATGATCCATTATATTCTTCAGTATCACTAGTTTTACCTGGAGGACCACCATCATTACCACCTGATGCTAATGCTGCTGTTTGAGTTCCAAAACCAACCATGTAACCTCTAGTAGAGTTCATGTTACCATCTTCTGACCAAGAAGTTCCATTGTACTCTTCTGTTTCACCTTTAAAACCACCACTAACTTCATATCCTCCAAAACCTAATCCAGCAGGTGTCGTACCTGCACCTTGTAAACCATATCTACCAGTTCCTAAACTACCACCACTAGACCATGCTGCAGCTGTAAAAGCATTTATATTTGAATCATACTCTTCACATCCTTGATAAGGACTCGACCCTCCTACTCCAGATAACCCTGATGATTGTGTTCCAAATCCCACGCCACCTCTGTGACTAGCGGAAGAGTTTGGTGCAGTGCTCCAATTACCTCCATCATATTCTTCGGTGGTATTTACATTTGTTGTTGTGTGTCCAGAATTAACTGCGCTTACTTGTGAGGTATTGTTGAAACTATTATAATCACGTCTTCCAGTAGACATATTATTTTGTTCTGACCAACTCGATCCATTAAATTCTTCTGTCGCATTAAAAATAGCTGGTGGAATAAAACCAGCAAAAACCACACTAGCAGTTTGACCTCCAGATCCCATTACGTTATGTCTAGCGGTATTAAGTGATGGATTAGCTGTCCAACTAGAGCCATCATAATCTAAAGAAGTACCTGCGGCTAAAGTTGAATTACCAGCACCAGCACTTATAGCTGCTGTTTGAATACCACATAATGACATTGAGTTAATACCTGCTGGTAGATTTCCTCCAGCTGTCCAAGAAGTACCATTGTATTCTTCTGTTGCATTTTGTGGACCTTTTCCACCTATTTGCGGAAATGTATATCCACCTGCACCTAAAGCTGCAGTTTGAGTTCCGCAACCAGCAATACCATATCTCGCTGTTCCTATATCAGAACTAGCTGTCCAACTAAAACCACTATACTCATTTGTTTTATCAAAATTAGCACTAGGATTTGGTGTTCTACCACCAAATGCTAAACCAGCAGTTGTGGTTCCTGCTCCACCAACACGTCCAAAAGTTGCTTCAGGATAATTTGCAACAGAACTAAATGCTTTAATTTGTACTAATGCTTTGTTTTTGCCTGAAGCCGAGTTATACCACACCTGTCCTTCGGTCTTTGAATCTAATGTTGGATCCGAAGTTAAATATTTTATTCGTGTACCATGTATACTCTCGTAATCAGACATTTATAAAATTCCTTTATGGGAGAGTAATATCAGTTGGTCTATCTGGTCTTAAAGCTTTTTCTTCATCAGACATTGCATCCCACGCAGCTTGTGCAGCTTCTACTTCAGCTGTAACAAGAGCTTGAGCTTCTGCTTTCGTCTTTTCAACACCGTTTTTTTCAGCTAACCACAAAGCGCCTTTTTCGTTGTTACCAACGACCCAAACGTCTGCAGGATAACCTCTAAGAAAAAAGTTTCTTCTATCTTCAGAAGTAAAGAAATTTTTTCCAGTGTTTGTAGCAGTGCCATATATAAATAGTGCCATAGTTACTCCTCCTTTTGTTTTCTTATATACTTAATTGTATTCATTATCAACCAGTTGTTATTGTTTTAATATTTAATGTTGTTGTTTCAGGAGTGTATTCTACAGTAGTTGCAGCACCTCCTCCTGTTTGTAAAGCAGCTGTTGATGGTCCATTACCTGCTCCACCATTTCCATTGTATCCTAAATTAACATCTGTTACCCAAGCTGTTCCATTCCATCTTTGAGTAAATCCAGTTGGTGCTCCAGAACCTGCCATCAATAATAAGTCGTCTTGTTGACCCGCTGCTTGACAAGCTCTAACAGGAGTTATAACATCTGAATCTTCAGCCCAAGCAGTTCCATTATAATTTTCAACATTCCCAACGTTTGGTGGATCTTGTGTTCCACTAGCAACAATTGCTGCAGTTTGAGGACCTGCCTGCCCACCTCTACCTCTAGGTGTATTTAAACTTCCACCTGCTGTCCAAGATGATCCATCCCATTCTTCAGTTGCTGCTGTAACAGGATCTTGTCCACCTGCTACAATTGCAGCTGCTTGTGTTCCAGAAGTTCTTGCTCTTCGTGCTGTTGATAAATCAGCTACTTCAGACCAAGATGATCCATTCCATTCTTCAGTTTGTGCATTAGGTCCATTTCCTCCAGCAGTAATAGCTGCAGAGGCTGGACCGTCTCCAGATATATCCCATCTTGCAGTATTTAGATCATTTACTTCTGAAAAAGAACTTCCATTATAAGACTCCGTTTTACCTGTAGCACCAGGTACACTTGGAGCAAATCCACCAAATGCAACTCCTGCTGTTTGTGTGCCAGCATAACCAAAATTTTCTCCTCTAACAGTATTTAAATTTCCACCAGATGAAAATGCAGCACCTGTGATAACGTTTGCTGATCTTGTGTATTCTTCTGCAATAGCTAATCCGGAAGGAGGTCCTCCAGCTGCATATAAACCTGTTGTATCGTTTGTTCCAGCACCATAGTGATTATATCTAGCAGTTCCTAAAGTTGCTTCTACACTCCAAGTCGTACCATTATACTGTTCTGTTTTATTAGATGGACTTGAATCTGCTCCCCCGTAAACTAATCCAGCAGTTAAGATTCCTGAACTTCCACCATTTCTTCTTCCAGTGTTCATAGTATTTACTGTTGTCCAACTTGAACCATCAAATTCTTCTGTAGCAGTAGTATTTGGAGCAGGAGATGAGGAACCACCAGCTGCTACTGCAGCTGTTTGAATTCCAAATCCCATAATAAATCTTCTAGATTCATTAAGATTACCAGTGTTTGTCCAACTACTGCCATCATATTTTTGTGTATTATTTTCTATTATTCCTGGTTGACGTTGTCCACCAAAAGCTAAAGCAGCTGTCTGTGTTCCAGCCCCACCTTGCTCGTACGTTGCTTGAGTCAGAGCACCACCATTAGTCCAACTAGTTCCACCATATTCTTCTGTAGCAGTAGTATTAGTGCTTCCATCTATACCACCAAATGCTAATCCTGCGGTTTGTGTTCCAGCTCCACCTAATTCATATCTAGCATCAGTCATAGTGCCACCAAAAGCCCAACCACTTCCATTGTATTCTTGTGTTGTACCAGTGTCAGCATTAGGAGGAGGACCTTCTTTTCCTCCAAATAAAATTGATGCATCTTGAGTTCCAGCTGCAGCAGTTTGATTTCTACCACTAACTAAATTAGAAGCACTAGCCCACGCTGAATTAGTTATAACATTTTTAAAAAGATTGTCTGTGCTGTTATACCAAATCTGTCCTTCAGCTTGAACATTATCTAAATTACTTGATAATGATTTTACTTGTTTTCCAAATATACTTTTATATGTGCTCATAGTTAACTAGTTGTTAAAGTTTTGTTTGCAAAAAATTCTCCTGTAAATTCTTCTGTTGCATCTGAATCACCAACACCTCCCATAACAATACCTGCTTCTGATGGAGACATAATACCACCTTCTGATAATCTTCTTCCTACAGTTAAAGGTGTTGTAGCAGTCCAGTTTGTACCATCATACCTTTCTGTATTTGATTTACTTCCTGATCCTCCACCTGCAAATACAGCTGAAGTTTGTGTTCCAAAAGTCCCTATAAAATATCTTCCTGATCCCATAGTATTTGCAGATGACCAACTAGATCCGTTGTATTCTTCTGTTGTACCACTACTAGGATATAACCCTGCAATAACAGCCGCTGTTTGTATTCCAGCTATTCCACCCCATTCTCCAGCATTATTTAAATCTCCACCAGTTGTCCAATTTGTTCCATCATATTCAAGAGTATCAGCTATTGCTGAACCAGGGTAATAACCATGATATCCACCAGCACCCAATGCTGCTGTTTGAGGACCACAATAACGTCCAGTTCTTATTCCTTTAGGTAAAGCAGTAACATTTGTCCAACTAGTTCCATTATATTCTTCTACGTTAGAACTCTCTGGTCCTGGAGGTCCAGTATTTCTTCCTCCAGCTGCTAACCCAGCAGTTTGTGTTCCTGTTCCCCCTAAATAAACTCTTGCTTGATTTAAATTATTTCCTTCACTCCAACTAGATCCATTATATTCTTCTGAGCTATTTAATGCATTTGGATCGGACTGTCCTCCAAAATATAAAGCTGCAGTTTGAGTTCCAGCTCCACCAGATGCATTTCTTCCAGTGTTTAAATTTCCACCTGCAGACCAAGAGTCAGCAACAAAAACATATCCTTTTAAAGCACCAATAGTTTTATTATACCAAATCTCTCCTAATTTAGGATTAGATGGATCTGAACTAACTTGTTTTATTAACTGGCCTCTTTCTGTTCTGTAGGTTGACATTATTTAGTCCCCTTAATTATTCTTCAAAAGCCAGCCCTGTGTACTATCTACATATACTAAAGTATTTGCTGCTCTTTCTGTTGATACTACTAAAGGATCAGTTGATCCATGAATTTTTTCTGAACCGTTTTGATCTATTGTTAATGAGTTAGTATCAAATGTTCCTGCATAATCTATAAATGATACTTCATCGCCAATATTACCTGCAGGTAAATCCATTTCAAAAGCACCTCCTGTAGTATTGATAAAATAACCTTCACCAGCTACTGCTGTAAATGTAGAAGTTTTTACTGCTTGCCATTGTGTTCCACCACCAACATAAGTTTTAATTCTAGAAGCTGCAACTTTTCTATTAGTTCCTCCAGCTCCATTGTCTACTATGAATAAATCTGCATCAACTAAATCTTCACCGATATCAGTTCCGCCATCTATATCTATTGCAACTAAAGGTAAAGTACCAGTATCTCCAGTTCCAATTAAAGTTCCTGTTTGTATAGGTAAAGTTGAAACGCTTGAGCTACCAGAAGAGTGTGGTTGTGCTTGTAATGTTTGTGCGTGTGCATTAGAGGACTCACAATAAAATTTTACTTTAGATACTACTCCTGTACCAGTTCTAATATCTATAAGCCCGTCAGATACAGATACACCTCCAGAAGTTCCATTACCATCCATGATAACTTTACCAGAACCATTTGGTAGTAAATCAATATTTCCATTAGATGTAGATACAATATCATTTCCATTAACATCTAAATCTCCACCTAACTGTGGTGATGTATCATCAACAACATCTCCACCTGTTTGAATTTCTATTAAATTTGGATTAGTTCCATCGTCTGCTGCCGCTTGCACGATAGCTGTTTTTTTATTTGTAGCTGCAAAAGTAAAGCTATCTCCAGATCCTGAAGCATATTTAAATTGTACTGTGTAAGCTCCAGATGTTGAATTTTTTAAAATATAAAAAGTTTGAACATCTAAAGGTATTGTAACAATTTGATTTCCTGTAATTGTACCCGTAAATTCAATCATTCTATGTGCAAGTTCTGCATTTAATGACCCATCGCTAACACTTAGTGCAGTTGTTTGTGCACCACCTGCTATAGATTTTTGAATATACCCACCAGTTATTTGTTCAATAAGTTGTAAATTTGTATTAGTTTTTGTACCCCATGTACCAGCATTTTCACCAGTTGCTTGAAGTTCAACACCTAAAGGCGTATATGTTGATGCCATAAATTATCTCCTATTATGCAGCGTCACTATAACTTGTATTTGATCCAGTTGCAACATCAGAATATGTATCATTCGAACCTGTTGAAACATTGTTATATGACGTATTTGAACCAGTGTCAACATCACCATAAGCAAAAATATCTACAGCTCCCACATTAGATGTTATTGAAAAACCATCTAATCCAATTGTTATATCATTTAGAGAAATAGAGCCTACATTAGCATTAAATGATTGACCAGTTAAACCTAGACTTTCTTCTACTGTTAAAGAACCAACACTAGAAGTCATACTTAAAGAACTAGCTTGGCCAACAGCACTTCCTAATCCTACAATAGTTCCTTGACTAAATGTACCTTCTAATCCTGATGGTTGAACAACATCATTCGGTATAACCACCGCTCCAATACTAGCACTAAATTGAACTCCAGTTAATTGTGCTTCTTGTGAAGAAATACCTGCTGCAGTTCCTTGACTAAATGTTGCTGATACACCAGAAACAATAGCAGTTTCATTTGGTGCTTTTGCAGTTCCTTGACTTAAATTTGCATCAAGACCTGTTAAGCCAATAGTTAAATCATTAACTGTTACAGATCCAATATTAAATGTTGTTGATAAGCCAGTCAAACCAACTTGCATATCAACTACGGACACTGAACCAACAGAAGCTGTGGTAGATAATGTGTCGTCTATTACAACAGGAACAAAAGCCTCTCCTTGTGATGAAGTAATAGAAAAACTTGCAGGTGTGATTATTACATCAGGGATATCAACTGAACCAACACTAGATGTAATTTGTATGCCTGTTAAAGAAACAGAAACAGTTTGATCGGAAAGGTCTCCCCATCCACCATCACCACTCCATTGTTGTGCACCCCAACCTGTCTTAAAAGTTGTGTCTGCATTCCAATTAGCTTGGCCCCAGGTGAACCTGCCCCATCCTGAAGTTGTCGACATGGTCGACCTCCTATGCTAATCTGATTATTGCTGCTGAAGAATTATTTGCTGGAAATTCTATTTTAAAAGTTCCATTACTAGCTGTCTTATCTCCACCGAAAGCTATTGCACAAACAGCGTCAGTTGTTCCTGATCCACCATTTGTTGTTGTGTTATATATTAATGCGCCATTTGCAGTAAAAGAAGCAGATGAAAAAGTTACATCACTAAAATCTGTGAATGCAGTTGTGCTAGTTAATCCAACTCCAGTGTTAGTTAAAGTGGCACCGCCTGCAGAATATGCAGAACCTGATGTGTTTGTAATTTCTTCTGATGTTGAATAATCTGTTGTAGCAGCACCTAAACTAGCATCACTATCATATAATGCAATTTTAAAAGTGTGACCACCTGAAGATTCAAAACTGTGTTTACCTTGTAAAAGCTCTTGTTTAAAGCTTGAACATATTGCTGATGATATTGCCATAACTTTTCTCCTACGGGTTTGCCGATCTTATTGGTATACGAACAGCACCGTCTGTGTAGTCATCTCTTCGTCTTCTACCAACTTGTTCGTTAGCAAACTTCTGTACCTCTTGTTTATATTTATTTTCATATAATGTCAACATATCGATTGGACCTTTTAAAAAACCATATGCTTCTGATAGACAGCAATATAAAAGCCCATTTGAAAAATTCATACTAATGTAATTAGTGTCGTTATTTTCTAAAAGATCAGGCATTTTATTAAAATGAACTCTAAATCTATACGTTGTATTTGGTGTAGGAGATACAAATATTCTACCTGATGTAGTGTCAGATTCTCCCGTTGCACCACCAAATGCAGCATAGTATTTGGGTTGACCTTGCGCAGCTGATGTTCCTGTCACATCTTGATACTCCTGAAGATAAGACATATCTTTTTTCTCCAACCATCTGTTAGCCCCAGTAATTTCAGACCCTGCAGTGTCGTATACTTGTATACCTCTAATAAACAAACATCCTGCTGGAGCATTTATAGATTCTTGTCCAGCAACAAAATTACCTAATTGTTGTTTTCTGTCTGCATCAATAGGCACATCTCTAAAAATTCTATACTGTGCATTTAAAATAATATTTTCTAGAACTGCATCTGTTAGAACATTAGCATCTGTTTCAGTGTAACTTCTTATTTGTGTTTTTAATCCTGATGCACTTAATCCTGCCATTACGCTACTATCTCCTGACAACGAGGACAAGATTTTCTAAATCTTAAATGTCCTGAACAATGTTGTGGTTTAGGTTTTTTTACTTCTTCATATAAAACAATATGTGGATCTTGTTTTTCAGGTTTAAAAATATTTTTTATCCAATTTAAAATTTTATTAATCATGGTGTTATTGTAACTGGTCCTGCAGACACAGTTGGTCCTCCTGCTTCTTCTGTTATACTAGGAGTTGAACCTAGTGTAAACGTATATTTATCTGTTGTGGTTACTGTTATACTAAAGCCTAATGAGTTTTCATAAGCTGTAAAAGCAACACCTCCAGGACTCCCTTGCACGTTTCTAAATCTTACTGTGTCTCCAGAAGTTCTTCCATGATTATTTTCAGTTACAGTTATTGTTGAAGATGAAGCGGTTGTAGAAATAGGATTATTGCCTAACATAGCAGCAACTACTGGTTCAGCTCTACCTGGTCTAACATTTCTTAATGATATAGAATCACCATTCATAGGTTTTGGTTCTAATTGAGGTTGTTTTGGTTCAAACTCTGATACGTGCACAAATGATCCATTCCATTCTCTAACCATTTCACGATATGGAAACTCCATACCAGATCTATCAGATATTGCTTTTGCGTATTTACCTGTTGCGTATTTTGCCATTATGATCCCGGATAGTATGCTTTTGGTGTAATGTATGTACTAGAAGCTGATCCATCTTCTGCTAATGCTCTAGCTAATTCGTCCTCGTAATATAATTTCATTTGTTGTGTAAGTTGTGGCTGGTATTTTTGTGAAATATAATATGCTAAACCAGCGACCATACAAGGCACAAATCTAAATGGAACATCTGTTGCGTTTGTATAATCTCCAACATCCTGTATTCTTTTTATAAAAAAGAAATGCATATCTTTAGATGCATTTGTTGAATCTGGTGTTGGATAGATATGTATTGTAACTTTATCTACAAATCTTTCTACCCAATATTGATTAGGTGTACCTTTAGATAATTTATTAGAAAATCCTGCATACGTGGATCTATCTACTTTTGTCATTGGACTATCTGATTGTGTCGTCTGAGTTCTATTAGATCTTAACTGTGCTTCAAGGACATCGGATATACCAAATACACTTGCTGGATCTGTTGTCGTTGCAGAAGTTC